TTCGATAACACGTTTAATAATCCACCCGATCACACTCAATGCAATGACAAGAGCGGTGTTAAGAAAGCTGGAGAGGGAGTCGATCATCCGATTACTACTACTTTGATGTATTTAGAAGTGAAAGTGAAATTAGGTAAAAGCGAACCCGGTGTACCAGTAGACGCTAATACATAATAACCTGAATCACCTAGTTGAAGTTCAAATGAATTTGTACCTAAACTTTGCACTTGTGCGTTCACCCCATTATTTCCGGCATTTGTAGCACCCAGCCCAGCTATTAAAAATGAATTAGCACCTGATGAATTAGTAGCAGCATATACCTCAACTATAACATCATCTGTTCCTAAGTTGTGAGTAATCGTGTGAGCACTACCGTTATCTACGGTTACAGAGTCTATGGAGTTTTGCCATCCTGTACTGTACTTAGAAACCCCACCACTACCTCCACTGCCATTACTTGCTGCTGTAATGCGACCTTGAGCGTCTACTGTTAAATTAGTGTTGGTGTAAGAACCTGCGGTGACCGCTGTGTTTGCTAAAGATAATGTACCGCTTGCAGTAATAGGACCGCCTGACAGTCCTGTACCGCTATCTACTGAAGTTACTGTACCAGTATTTGTTGTATAACCAGCACCATTAGTGAGCTGATTATTATTAGTTGGTATAGTAGGTTTGTTCTGGATAAATGCATCGCTATTAGTATCTGCTTCGTTCCAATCTGATTGTACGTTTTCTTCCGCACCGTCTTCTACATTCAACAAAGTCCGTGCTTCAGCTGCTGTAAGTTCTTGAGCATCAACACCTGCACCGTTGTCGTTACCAAGCAATACATTGTTACCAGCTACATTCTGTAACTTAGCGTAAGTGATAGCGTCGTCTTCTATCTGAGCAGTAGCTAGTTGTACGCCGGGAGGAGGAGATCCTGTAGCAAGAGCGGTAGTGATTGTATCGTCTACATAGTTCTTATTAGCTACATCTGCATCGACAGTTGGGTCAGCTAAGTTAGTAATCTTATTACTTCCCATGTTCAGCTCACCACTCATCGTGTCCCCTGCAACATCAACAAAAGTAGCGTCTGTATAAGTCTTATTAGTAAGATCATTACCGCTGGACGGAGTAGCTGAGGATGTAACTTTGTTAGCACCCATATCGAGATTACCCGTCATGGTATCCCCTGCAACATCTACATAACGATTGTCAGCGTATCCTTTGTTAACTGCATCGTCGTCAGAGTCTGGATCAGCTATGTTCTCAAGTTTTAATCCGTCAGCATCGTAGTGATCGCCTCCTCTTTTTGTTAACGCACCACCCGTGATACCTTCCTCTGCTTCTTCAGCAAGATAACGGTTGTGTTGGTAGGAGTTATCAAGTTCTGTCTCTGTCAGTACTGATCCATTAGCAAAGTCTACGATTCCTGTATTAGCGTCGCTGTCTCGTAACACCCTGACCTTTACTAAGTTAGCGGGAGCAGAATTAAATACTACCTTCTTAGTGGGAGATGTAACAACAGTGTAGTCAGCACCTGAACCTAGTGTCTTTCGTACCCACTTGTTCGTACCACCTGCTGGTCCGTCGTTGATCTCTACCGCAACATGTGCTGTCTTAATGTAATCAAAGGTAATAGCGAAGTCTGTTTCTGACCCGTCGCCAGTGTAGTCTGCGTAGGTGTTAGCCATGATAATATATTATTAACTATTGAGTTAGGAGTTCAAGCACTTAGTCACTTGGTTAACAGTTCTCGTATTGATGCAGGTCTTCCAGTCTCTTCAACTGGTTGCTGTAATTGTTCTATAATATCTATCAAAGACATGTCATCTGGACCTACAAAATCATACAGATAATCTTTGTCTTTTAATAAATCTTCCTTAGCCTTCCTGTAGTACTTCTGCATCAATGTATTAAGTTCTCTTAGACCTTCGTTAACATAAACATCAGGTCTAGTTTCGCTAGGTTTAAAACCTTGCTCAAACTTTTCATTCCACTTGTCGTCATCTAACAGTTCATAGACAGCATCTTCTAAAGTGCGTTGCTGTCCTTTGTATCTAAGCTTTGTATCTCTTAATCTTAAATCAAAAGCGTAAGAAAGTGTCATACCATCAGAGTCACGAAAGTCTGTGAACTTAATACCAGGTCCTAGTGTGGAAGGCTTTCTTTGTATGTTTTCGTGTGTGTCTGTAGCTAAGATTTCATCAAAGTAGGTACGATCTACTGATCTTCTAGGTGCTTGTCTAATAACAGCTTCTGTCATCCAAGTTCTATTTGATTGCAAATCATAACCAAAGTGATCTGTCTTCTTATTAACTATACCCCTACCGAATATAGAATATAACAATCTATCTTTGTAATCGCCTCCTCTTAAATCGTTTATAGCTGCATCGCCCGTAGTCTCGTATGCCTGCATGAACTTTCTAAACTGAGCTGGATAAGGAAAGTAACTCGTTGCTAAACTGTACATAGCTCTAGTAAATACTTCACCGTCTCCATCTATTAGTTCCTCAAAGTTCCTAGCTCCTTGAGCTAACGGCATTTCTTTAGCAAGTTCTTTGAGGGAGTTCTTTACTACATGCATCAAGTTTTGATCCTTTGTTAGAATCTTAGAACCAGTCGCATCTTCTTCAGCTCTAATTTTTAAAAACCCAGCTACATCCGCACCTAAAGCTAAAGGAAACGACCAAGGTAAAGCAGCTGAATAATCTGAGTCTAAAGCTTTAAATGGTTCTAGTTTTGTTTTTTGCTTTTGATCATCAGTTAACCAAGCTAGCGAACCAGTCATCATTCCACTATAAGCCATGCCAACACCTACAGCAGCTAAAGATGTAGCAACAAAAGTGTCTGTAAGTATATCTACATTGTACTCCGTTCTCTGGGCTGTTAATCTGGCAGCTTCTTCTTTTAGCTCCTGCATTAAGTTAAGTGCGTTTTGTTTAAGCTCAGGAGTTATATTGTCTTTATTAAGAGTCATTTGAAGACCTGTCATCTTCTGTTTAACTTCAGCAAGTCTTCTATTGTATGGATTGTTTTTAGTTCTAGCTGATAACAACAAAGCAGGAGACCCAACCAATCTTGATCCACGGTATACAGCCCTAATAGGAACACCTATATATGGTAAGAAAGCATTGATAACAGAACCTGGTAAACCATCTCCTGAACTTAAATCTTTAAGTAATCCTATTATCTTTTCGGTTACATAAGTACCAGAAGCTAAGTCTAAATCATCCGTGTTAGCAGCAAACAATAACTCTTGTCTAACTTTGTCTACCCTATCCTGAAACTCGTGGTGGGATGCTAAGACCTCTAATCCGTCGTCATCTATCCAAGCTTTCTTGTATGATGCTTCAGCTTCCTTAACAGCCTTAGCAGAATCTTTTGGATTATTTAATAAAGCTTTTTGATTAGCTGCTGCATACACATCACCTTTAATTAGCTGTCTTTTAAAAGCAGCGTCCACAGTTTGAATACCTCTAACTCCAAGAGATAACAAATCCATAAGCTTACCATTTATTATAACATCTACAAAATAATTACCTAAATTGTCTAAACCTTCCTGTCTCTGTTTAGCACTCCTATAAGCTTTGTTTAATAAGGCAGCTTCACCCTGTGGTAATCTGTTAATATCGGTAGCTAGTTTACCACGCATCTTGTCAGTAACATCTATGTTCTGTTGAAAAGAACGCTTCATAGCTACCAACAAATCTTTGTTAAATATATTAAGGACTCTTAATCCAGCCTGTGCGTCTATTGCTGCCATCTTCTTAGCTATATCCGCATCGCCAGTTTCGAGTCTGGTCATTATATATCTAGATAAAGGTTTCCAAGCTCTCTTATAAACAGCACCAATACCAGTAGGAACACCTGCTAATACAGAAGGTAATTGATCGATTAAAGCTAATTGTCTAGCTTGTTTCACCCAACGGAATACTTTCGTGGTGGTATTAACAGCATCAACATCCATACTACTAAAGATAGCTTCTTCCATATCCTTGAATACTTCTAAGCGTAAGTCTTCGTCTTTTATTTGTTGAGCTGCTCTATCTATGTCAGCAAGTTTCTTACGCATCCTTCTTTTAGATGCTGTTATCTTTTTCCGCAGTTCAGCTGACTTCAGTGGCTTAGTGGGTCCTTTAGGTCTCACAGCTGTCTCAGCTCTCAACTCACCCATAACACTACGGGCTTCTATATCAGCTACTCTAGCCAACTCTTTCTCAAGTTCTATTATCTTAGCTACTTCTCTCTCAGCTTGTTTGTAGTAATCTATCTTATCCTTCAGTTCCTTAAACTCAGGCTCAAGTTCCTTAGCTGGTTTAGTTTCTACCTCTTCAGGTGTCCTACCAAAACGCTCACGCAACTCATCTAGTTCTGTTTCTAGTTGGTTCTTTTTGTTCTCGTAT